CAGCTCTTAACAGATTGAACGTTAGAAGATTGTTACTACAAGCTCGTAAATTGATTTCAGCGGTAGCTGTAAGATTATTGTTCGAACAAAACGACCAAATCGTTAGACAACAATTCTTAGACAGTGTTAACCCAATCTTAGATTCAATCAGAAGAGACAGAGGTTTATACGATTTCCGTGTAACAGTTTCATCTACTCCTGAGGATTTGGATAGAAATACACTTACAGGTAAGATTTACTTAAAACCTACGAAGGCGTTAGAATTCATCGACATCGAATTCTTCATTACTCCAACAGGAGCTTCGTTTGAGAATATTTAATACTATCAATAGTATTTCGAAATCCCCCACCACAAATGGGGGATTTTTGTTTAATAAAGGTATTTATATGTTATGAGAAAAAAATTGATTATCAGTGAATCAGAAATCGATGAAATCCGTAGAATGTATGGATTGGTGACAGAACAATCTTCTTCATTCTCTATACCTAAAGAAGTTGCTGGTTTCATTTCAAAAATAGAATCAGTTTTTTCGTATATGGAGCTGGGTAAAATTGTGGGGAAAACATATAATGGTTCTGAAAATTTGAATCTATTTAAAAACTATGTTGAAAATACAATAGGTTTTGATTGTTGGAATAATATGAGTGATGCTTTCAAAGCACAGTTATGGTCTTATGCTTTTCAGGCTGATTCCGGTCAAAAAGGAATGTTTTTTAGATGGGTGGCTGGATTGGCGAACGCAATTGACCCTTCGATTGATAGACTTAGCATTGTTAATAAACCATTGGAAAACAAGAATGTTCAAGACGCTATAAAATTAATTAAAAAAAATTGTTCAAACATAAATGATTACTATGAACAATATTTGAATGTAGTTGATTCTCAGTATAAATCTGGTGATTATAATGATAATTACAAAAACATATGGCGATACAGACCAATTGCAATTTCAAGGTTAATGAATGGTGAAAGTTGGAATAAGGTTAAGCAAGATTGGAAATCATCTCTAAACAATGTAGTTACGACTATCCCTTCAAAGGTGGTTGATAAATCTGTTACGAAATCAACTGATAAAGTTGTTTCGGAACCAACGACAAACTCTCCATCAAAAAAGAAAGAAAAGATAACAGGTAAAGATTTACAGGAGTTTTTAGATAACATAAGAAGTAAAACAGTCGGTCTTAAGGTTGATTTCGATTCTGTGAATATTGACATGGATAAACGAGAATTGACTTTTAGTTTAGATGAAACCAAAGAACCTGTCAAAAGATTGACATTTGCTGTTAACCTGAATAATGAGAAAACTTGTGAATCTTGTGTTAACATTGGGGTAAAAAACAATGTTCCTGATGACAAGAGAATTAAAGGAAAGTTTGAAAACGGAACAAGAATGTTTGAGTTATTCGCCCTTTATTAAAAAAGGATATTTATATAATATGTTAAGAGTTATTAAAGAAGGTTTTAAAGAACCTAATAGTCCAGATATGAAATATTATGCGTTCGATTGGGACGATAATATTGTTCATATGCCAACAAAAATCGTTCTTAAGACGGATGATGGTGAAGAGTTTGGAATGAGCACAGAAGACTTTGCGGAATATAGAAGTGAAATTGGTAAGGGTCCTGTAGAATATAAAGGGAAGACTATTGTGGGATTTGCTAACAATCCATTCAGAAACTTTAGAACTGAAGGAGACAAACAATTTTTGGTTGACGCAATGAAAGCCAAACTTGGACCTGCATTCGATGATTTTAGAGAGGCAATCAATAATGGTTCAATATTTGCAATCATCACGGCAAGAGGTCACAACCCCAACACACTGAAAGAAGCTGTTTACAATTACATCATAAATGATTTCAATGGTATAAGTAAGGAGAGTCTTCTGAAGAACCTTAGAAAATACAGGTCGTTCGTCGATGAAGAGGAAATGACTGACGATGAATTAATCAAATCTTATTTAGAACTCAACAAATACCACCCCGTTTCTTTTGGTGACGACAAGGGTGCGGCAAGTCCTGAAGAGTTAAAGGTTATTGCGATGGATGATTTTGTGAGTTATATTAAAGGAATGGCTGCAGTGTTAAATAAGAAAGCATTTCTTAAAAAAGATATAGGTAATAAATTCGTTCCATCTAAACCAGTTATAGGATTTTCAGACGATGACCCTAAAAACGTAGAAGTAATGAGTAAACACTTTAAAGATAAACCAGATAATCTAGTTAAGACTTATTCTACTGCTGGAGGAATTAAAAAGGAAGTTAAATAAAGAATATTCTTTTAGAAAAAAAAGTAAAGTAATATATTTTTCCACAAGACTATATTTATAACATATAAACAAAGAAAAACAAAACTAATATAACATGGCTGATTTATTAATGAAAATGCCGATACCGTATGAACCGAAACGCCAGAATCGATTCATCATGAGATTTCCCTCAAGCTTAGGTATTAATGAATGGTTCGTAGAATCAACATCAAGACCGGCAATCAAAATCCAATCAACAGAAATTCAATTCTTAAATACTTCTACATATGTAGCAGGAAGATTCAACTGGGATGAGATTCCTGTTAAATTCAGAGACCCAATTGGACCGTCAGCGGCTCAAGCTCTAATGGAGTGGGTTCGTTTACACGCTGAATCAGTGACAGGTCGTATGGGTTATGCTGCGGGTTACAAAAGAGATATCGACCTCGAACTATTAGACCCAACAGGTGTGGTAGTAGAAAAGTGGATTCTATACGGAACATTCTTAACGAGTGTGAACTTCGGAACGTTAGCTTACAATACAGACGCTTTGGCAGACATTTCAGCCAGTCTTCGTCCTGACCGTTGTGTATTGGTTTACTAATACTATTTATAAAAAATCAATAGAAACTATATTTAACCGTAAAGACATAAACTTTACGGTTATTTTTTTATATGGAAAATCAAGCAAGAGACTACGGTCAAGAAAACTTTACATTACCACACGACATGGTTCCATTACCATCTCAAGGTGCGTTTTATAAGAATAAAAAGAAATCACTCAAAGTTGGTTATCTAACTGCATCCGATGAGAACATTCTTATGGGTGGGGCTGATGATATCACAGCTACATTACTAAGGTCAAAAATATATGAACCTGACGTGAGAATTGATGATTTATTGGAGGGAGACATTGAGGCTATCTTGGTCTTCTTAAGGAATACATCATTCGGTCCTGAGATTGACATGACTCTAACAGACCCGGCAACAAAGAAGCCATTCTCAACAAAAGTAATTCTTGATTCACTACCGATTGTCAAAGGTCAAGACCCACAAGAAGATGGAACTTTCGTGACAACTTTACCAAGGTCAGGGGTATCAATCAAATTGAAACCATTGACTTATGGGGAATTGAATGAAATAACTAAGATGGTTGATTCATATCCTATGGGTAGAGTTGCACCAAGAGTGACGTGGAGACTTCAAAGACAGATTGTTGAAATTGATGGTTCAAGTGATAAAGGGGATATTGCAAAATTTGTTGACCAAATGCCAATTTCTGACTCCAAATATATCAGAACATTCATGAACGAGAATGAACCAAGACTTAACATGTTCAAAGAAGTAATTGCCCCATCAGGAGAAAGACTAACTGTGAATGTTGGTTTTGGGGTTGAGTTTTTTCGCCCTTTCTTCTGATTATAGGAAAGGACAACTTGATGAATTCTATTACCTGAACTCATTACTTAAAATAACATACCAAGATTTTATATCAATGCCGATTTTTATGAGGAAATATCTCTTGGATAAATGGATAGAAAATAATAGAAAGGACTAAATTTTAGTCCTTTATCTATTTATAGGAAATAATTGATTTATGTTTGATGAAGGCACACAAGGAACCACAGACCCAAATTTAACAGGTAGTATCACTGATGTCAGCACTGCGTTTGGTAAGCTTGAAGAAGAGGCAAAAAGAAGTTTAAAACCAATTAACGAGATTTTAAATCAAGTTAATAAAATTACAATTGCCGCTGAAACACTCAATAAAGAGTTCATTGGTAGTAGAACTAGAATTACTGAAATGATGCAAGCGATTGCAGATGTTTCTCCCGAAGTTATTGGATTAGGTGGAAAATTCGAAGATGTTGGGAAAACAATAGATGGGATTGCTAAAGGTTCGAGAAGGAATGTTATTGCTTCAAAAGAGGATATACAAGAGTTATTTGCAACAAGTAAAGTTATAGGACAAGATGTTAACAAACTTGTCGACCAGTTTGCAAAAGTTGGTATAATGTATTCAGATATATCTGAAAAGGTTGTAGACTCTATTAATTATGTAAACGATATAGGAGGGAATGCCAAAGCTGTCATGGCTGACGTGCTTAGTAATACAGATAAACTATCTCGTTTTAATTTCCAAGGCGGTGTTGAAGGGTTGACAAAAATGGCAGCACAAGCATCGATGTTAAGGTTTGATATGAAAGAAACGTTTGAGTTAGCTGATAAAGTTTTAGACCCGGACCAAGCAATCGAGATGGCATCTGCATTCCAAAGACTGGGTGTTTCGGCAGGAAACCTAACCGACCCATTCATGTTGATGAACCAATCAATCAATGACCCATCAGGATTACAAGACTCCTTAATTAATGTTGCAAAACAATTTACATATTTTGATGAGGAAGCTAAACAGTTCAAAATAAACCCTCAAGGTATTTTGACAATGAGAGAAATGGAAAAACAAACAGGTGTTAGTGCTAAATCAATGAGAGAAGCTGCATTATCTGCTGCTGATTTTGATATGAGAATGTCTGAAATAAAGAAAACAGGAATTGCAACTGGTTTCAGTGAGGATGACCAAAAGTTGATTGCTAACTTGTCAAGAATGAATAAGGAGAAGGGTGGTTTTGAAATTAAAGTTGTGGATGATAAAGGGCAAGAATCATATAAAAAATTAACAGATTTGACTTCTGACCAATTGAAAGCAACATTACAAGCCGAAAAAGATAGACCGAAAGATATTGAATCTGTTCAAAGAAGTCAGTTGAATACTCAAGAGGGTATGTTGCAAAACCTAAAAGAAATTAATGAAAAAATCTTGAAGGGTATTACTGGTAGTCCAACAGCTATAAAAAATATTGGAAAGGCCTCTACGAGCTTGAGAGAAAAGAGTAGAGAAGCAGCCGATAAACTCATACCTTCTGATTTAGACAAAAGAATGGAAAAAATTTTGAAAAAAATGGGAGATGCTACAACAAGTGAGGCTGAAAGAAAAGAACTTGCCAAAAGTTTGAAAGAAGAAATTACAGCCTTGGGAGGTTCGGCTCTCGATAGTTTCAGTGATATGTTTTCAGAAGTAATGGGAGGTTCTTCATTAGGGGTTGAAAAAGTAGACGAAATTTTGAATTTTTTTAAAACAAAGAAATCTGGTCCAAAAAAGATTGGTCCTGAATTTCCCGACAGAGATGGTGATATTTCTTCAGGCACAAAGATAAATACAGACTTTCTTTTCGGTAGAAACAAAGCAGCGGAAACTATAGCAACAGGGAAGGGTGGAGCTACAGTAGGAGGAGGAGCCACTGTCAACGAAACAATAGAGGTAAAACCAATAAGTGGAAAAATAGATATCAATGTGACAGCAACAGGTGCTGATTCCAAAATAATTGAAGAAATTTTAAGTAAAGGTTCGTTAACATTGAAAGAAAGAATTTTCGAAATTGTTACAGAACAATCCAAGATAACTCCTGGCAGAATCAAATAAAAAAATAGGTATAACCTATTTATAAGAAAAACAATTAATGGGTAGTCCGTTAGATTTAATTAGTTCCGAAGGGTTTAGAAAAAAACTTATTACAAAGAACTTAGCACCATATGCAAAGTCTCCAAGTAGAACTACGCCCCCAACTAACTACGAGTATATTCAATCGGATAGGGCTGTTTTAGATACTCCTGATGTTTTAATAGATGAACCGAGTCTAGCCAACAAATTATACCCACTCAATAGATATGGTGCTGAGGGAGGATTCCAACCGGCATCCGACACTGGTAATTTACAAAATACAAAATCAAACGAAGGTGAATATGGATACCAAGATGCAAACATTGTAGGTCAATCGGCACTTGAGTCACAAAAGTGGAAACCACTCAACGTGTTTTCAAATGGAGGAGAACTACCTTTAGACAGTGCTCCATTCTTTGAATCGATTAATAGACCACCTACAAATAACACATCAAACAACCAACCATACCCAACAACCTTCGTTCCATCGACGTATAGTCCTGTATCGATTTTATTATCACCAGACCCAACAGGTTCTAACGGACTTTTATCTCAGGATTCGTTTATTGCTAAGTTAGGAGCGGAAACGCTTAGAGCGGAATTTCAAAGAAGAATTGCCACGGGTATTAGACAAAATACAATAGGAAGAGTAAATGCTTTCAACGTAAGAGGTGGAACTGACATTCTTAATCTTATTACAGGAAGGGTTCCATTGATAGAACCAAACTATCAGATTACAGTTCCTGCAAATCCAATATTGGCGGCAACTGATTTCGCGTTAAGACTTGGTGGTAGTATTATTCCTGTCTCAACTATCCCTGGTTCTTACTTTGACCCATCAATTAATCAAAGACAACCAACAACAATACAACAACTGAACAATGCGTTCAGAAGGTCTACGGTTGGTCGATTCTTTAATAGATTAGTTGGTGCTGACAAATCTGGGTCTCAATTATTTTTGAACAATACAGGTGGAGGTCAGAAGTCTAGATTGTTTGATAACATAGACTACAACAGATATAAGCCGAATTATCAGAGAACAATATTTGACAGACTTGCCGGTGCTTTGGTTGGAACTATTGAATCAAATAGCAATTTCTATGTTGGTTCGATAACTTCAGACCCGTCTAGAGTATTCTCACCAGGAGGTGATATACCTGTCAACTCTTTTGGACAAGAGCAAGAAGCACCTGTCTATGGACCTTCTGAGTTAGCTCAACTATATGAAGGAGTTAGTAGAGAAATTAAACTTGCTGCTAACGGACCAACATACAGTAATGGTGGTGGTATAGAAGGTGGGTTTACTTGGGTTTCTCCAAAATACAGAGGTAATGCTGGTAAGAAAGTCGGTATTGGTGGTGAGATTACTGACCAAGACCAAGACTTCAAACCATCTTCATATAATAGCACTGAATCAACAAACATAGAGTTCAGACAAGGTTCTATTATGGATGATACTCAAAGAATCATCGATAGCCAACCACAAGGTGGTAGAAGATTACAACACGTCGGTAATGCAATTGACCAAGTCAGTAAGGTATTCCACGATGGATATAATGAGATGACTAAAGGTTCGAGAGTTTTAACTTATACAGGAGCTATCGGACAAGAGGTTGGAACAGAATATTGTAGAGTTTTTGCTAAAGATATACCATATCTTCAGTATAATGATTTACAGAAAACAGATGGTATGACAACTCAAGGTAGAAAGTTTGCATACTCTGTAATGGATTCGACATACAATTTGAATATTGCTCCAAACAAAAGAGAGGGAGGACAAGATTCAACTAACTTAGTTAACGATACTGCTAATGGTGTATCTTATGCTAAAAAATATATGTTCTCACTTGAAAATTTAGCTTGGAGAACATCTGCAACACCAGGGTTCAGTGTTTCGGAATTGCCAATATGTGAGAGAGGACCTAATAGTGGTAGAGTCATGTGGTTCCCACCATATGGTTTAACATTTAACGAGTCTGTGAGTGCTAACTGGAAATCAACAGATTTCTTAGGAAGACCTGAACCAGTTTATACCTATACTAACACACAAAGAACAGGTTCTATAACTTGGAAAATTGTTGTTGACCATCCTTCAGTTTTAAATATTATTGTTAACAAGGTCCTTAGTAATGAAACAAATAAGAATAGAGTTAATAGTATTCTTGAATCATTCTTTGCTGGTTGTAGAAAATATGACCTTTATGAGTTAGCTAAGAAATACTATACAGTTGCTCCTGGTGAATTGAACGAACTTCAACAAATTATCAATTCAGGGGATTTGAGTAAAGAGCAATTAGGGTTCATTAGAGACACTGTTGCAACAGGTAAGGACAATTCAGGTAATCAGGCTACTTTGGTTGCAGAACCAAGTCAAAATACACCTAGTGATGATTTGAAACAGTTTCAGAACTTCTCATTGTATTTTCCTAACAACGACCCTGTTCAAGGAAACATTTCAACTTATCCAGCATATTATTCAATTTACACAGCACAAAGTGGTAGCACAGAATATAGTAAACCAGACCTTCAACAATTTTTTGGTAACGTAGTTGCAAAAAACTATGACGAGGTTAAAGATAAGTTCTTCGTTCAACTGGCTAGCACGTTGGAAAACAATCCAAATAAAATAGTTACTATTACATTGGAGGGAAGTGCATCTGCGGCAGGTAAATCACCTTATAATCTTACGTTATCGGAAAGAAGAATAGATTCGGTTATTAAATTTTTCGAATCAGACCCCGCCTTAAAAAAATTAATCAATATCGGTAGAATTAAATTCAGACAAGTTCCGAAAGGTGAAAATGCAAATGCAAAAAGATGGAATGAAGGTAGGTTTGATGAAACAAAATACAACTGTAGTGACTCGGACGATAGTGCAGAGGGAAACAACCCTTCACAAATCTACTCGGTAGCTGCTATGGCATGTAGACGAGTTAGTATTTCTTCGATTGTTGCAACAACAGGAGTTCCGAACCAACAACCTGCACAACCAACACAACCTTCAGGAGGACCTGGAAATGAACCGTTGAGACCAATCAATGCACAAAACATTGAAACAAAAATAAGAAAACCTGATAATATCACCAAGAGAGTCTTAAGGACTTTATTGTCTGAGTGTGATTACTTTGAAACGATTAAAGAAGAAACACCTATGGTGTATGATTCACTCAGAGAGAAGTTAAAATTTTTCCAACCCGCATTCCATTCTACAACTCCAGAAGGATTGAACTCAAGATTGACATTCTTACAACAATGTATGAGACCTGGTGATACAATACCAACGGTTAAAGAAGTTGATGGAAAACAAGAACTTCAATTCAATGATGCGGTTAATACAGCCTTTGGAGCACCACCAGTCTTAGTTTTGAGAATTGGTGATTTCTATAACACTAAAATCATACCTGATGGACTTCAAATTAGTTACGAAAGTTTAGACATTAATCCTGAAGGTATTGGTATCCAACCAATGATTGCAAACGTTACGTTGTCGTTTAAATTTGTTGGTGGTAGTGGACTCAAGGAATCCATTGATAAATTACAAAATGCTCTGACGTTCAATTATTATGCAAACACAGAGATGTGGGATGATAGAGCGGATGTTACCGATGATAGTCTCAAAGTTCTTGATAAAGAATTCTTACAATTAGTTAATCAGGCTGCTGTTCCGACAGTAAACCAAGCTCCAAACCTTAACGGACAATCAAATGAAAATACGATTGGTGACAGATTAACGACAGTTATAACCGCTAGTGGGGAGACAGGAACGGTATCATACAAACAGTTCATGGATAATTTAGTTTCAACAACTCAAACATATTTCCAAACTGTTGTTAATAAAAGTAGGGATGCTCTCAATCAATATAACAACGCAATACTTCAGAATTGGAGCACTGCAAGAATTTATACCAAAGGGAATTTCTTGGTTACACCAAGTGAGGATGTTTATCTATTTGGTAAACCCGATTCAATTCAACAAATAATTGATAAAGTTACCAATGATTTTATTGGAAATATTGAGTCAACTACTGAAGCAACTCAAGACCCATTCATGTTCTTCATTACAAGACCACAAAAACAATTTAATGAAAAGGCAATTAGAGAATTGAGAAAAAACTTCGTTCAATATGTTAAAAATAAAAAAGGGACTTTCCAAAACGGATTGACAAAGATTAATCAGGATATGGTTAATGCGGAACAAACATATCTACAATTCATAAGTAGAGCTAATACAGCACCATATAATACAGGAGTTGGAACTCAGTTAGACGGTTTACAACAAAAGAACGGAAACTTAAGATTGTATAAAACAAGTGGAACAACTCAAGTAAGCGCCGGTAGCACCGCGGCTGATACTCAAATAGAAATGACTGAAGACATTATTAAAATAATAAGAAATCTGAACGAATTCTATTCCGCGTCAACATCGTTGTCAGAATTTAATTATCAGGGGAATTTATATAAGGGACATCTTGTTTATGGTGAAACAAAAGAAAATACAACGGCTAAGTCAATAGAGAGTGTAGTGTTTAACCAATACTCTAAGGACCCTAAGTTTGTTAGTCTTCCATTGAAACGTGAATATATGTTATTATCAAATGATTTGAAAAGTGAAAACTATCAAACATTTAAAAATGCGTTGATTGGTAATATTATTAATAACGATAAATTACTCGGGACTGCGGGTAGTAACACAAACATATCACAAGAATTTGATGCGTATTGGTTGTCACAAGCCAAACCATTATTCGACCAAGAAAACACTCTGGCACAGGCGTTCTTGAATGAAATGGAAACAAATAAACTTAAAAACTTTATCAAATATACTCCGTTCCCAAGTAAGACTAGATTGTTTAATTATGAATTGAACACTAATCCTACAGACAATGAGAAAAATTTAATAAAGGCTCTTGGGGCAACAACAAACCAATCAACAAATAAAACAACATGGAATGACCCTCAAGGCTCAATCTTTATTTCAAAAATAAAACTTAACTAATGGGATTTCCTTACTATAATAGATACAGTGAGTTTCTTATAAATGGTGAACAAACCGTTGTCCCTTTTGTGAATATTCCACAGAAGACCACGGATAAAACATACATTTATAAGATTGCACAAAGTAGATTGGATAAAGTGTCCCAACAGTTCTACAACTCTCCATATTTCAGTTGGTTAATATTACAAGCCAACCCACAATTTGGGGGTTTAGAAAATAATATCTACGATGGTGCTATACTCGTAATTCCATTTCCTTTGATTCCTTCATTACAGGACTATAAGGGTGCTTTGGAAAATTATTTTTATTATTATGGCAGGTAACATTCAAGCGGACAACAACGGTAACATATATGTTGAATTTGATTACAATAACATCATACTTGTAGACCCAAACCGCACAATTAACAGTGATGGTAAAATTTATGAAAGATTAGTTGACCATGAGAATCTCATCATGTATGCAAATCTTGAAGCTGATGTTTTACCAAGAACAAAGTTACTTGTTGGAGTAAGTCCTGAAAATAGTGTAAGACAAACTGTATCAATAGCCAAAATTAATTTCCTCAGACCAGGAAAAAATAATTATTTTGGGACCGGTTATTACGATGAGTTAACAGGTGCGGGAGCATTAATAGGTCAAGCAAGTAACCAACCCTTAAGTAAAACTAATGTAGGTCAAGCAGGTTCAAAAGGATTTACCGTTGCCACAGTTGTTGATGAACAAGATATTGTCGACAACGGTCTTTTAGGTATCACAAGTATTAACGTAAAGGTTTCATCTTCTTTTATTCCGTCAGTATCTGTTGAACTTGAAGATGTTCAGGGAAAGGCATTATTTCAGTTAGGTAATAACTCACCATATGCTGCGTTCTTCAATTTACCTTACCCACAATTCTATCTTACATTAAAAGGTTATTACGGACAGGCGATTAGATATCAATTAAATTTAGAAAAATTCAATGCAAGATTTAATAGTGCTAGTGGAAACTATACTGTAAGTTTGGACTTCAAAGGGTTTAAGTTTAACGTGTTGAACGAAATTTCGATATCTCATTTATTAGCGACGCCTCACATGTATAGTAAGAGATATAATATTAATTCAAATAATGTCTCAGCAAACAATACAACAACGAATCAAAACTTACAACAGCAACAAAGTAATGTTGTGTCAAACACAACTAATACTGACCCATCTAAAGCGTCAGTAAGCACTTCTGCTAGTTTTGTGTCTGAGAAGGGATATCAAAAAATAGTTGAAGTTTATAGTGAATATAAGTCTAAAGGATTGATACCACCGGATTTCCCTGAATTAACTATGATGCAGTTGATAAACAAATTCGACACATTCCAACAGGAGATTGTAAACTCATATCCGAAGGTAAATGTAGAACCATTAACGAATGTGAGAAATTATGTTAAGGCCGCAACTGAATTCCAAACTGCGGTATTCGGGACAAATAGTAGTTGGTCTTACAAGTATCTTGACCCTAAGCCTATTATTTTAGATGACAACACCAAAGTTTACTTTTTCAAAAGTAACTTGTTTAATAATCTAACCCAAGAAGAAGTGGCAATTACTGAGTTGAAAAGTATATTCACAAAGTATGTCTCAATTTTAACCGAGAATCCAACGCTAGGTCTAAACAAACCTGCTGAGATAAAGTTAAATAATTTGGGGTATGAAAAACTCCTTGAGACATTAAACATTGCTAATGTTAATTTAACCAAAACCGCAATACAATTTTTTAATGTAACAACACCAAGCGCGGTTCAGACCCAACAAGTTAAACAAGAAATCGAATTAAAGCTAACCCCGAGAGAAGAAAAAGTTAATGGGTCATCAAGAAAAACATCTCCACCTTTATATGTTTTTGAGGGTAAGAATAGATTTATCCAAACCATGAGTCAGATTCTTACTGAGGCAAATAGAAAACTTCAAGAGTTTGAAGCGGCAATAACAGAAGATTTGAAAAATCGTATTCAAAGTCAATCGTTAGGAATTGGATTCAATCCAACAGCTAGAAATATCATTGCGGTTATTATGGCTAATACTGAAGGTTTCTTAAGATTAATGGATGATGTTCACAGTAATGCTTGGAATGTAAAAAATGACCCAATCAGGAGACAAGTGGTTCAGAATAATGTATCTTCAGCGCCAAATATTGAGGTTAGAAAAAATGTGAGTATTGCTAGAAATGCCGCAACCCTAAATCAGGGGTTATCCACCGCAGAAGAACCTGTATACCCTTGGCCTTCTTTCTTCAAAGAATCACCAGACGACAAAAAAGGTAGATTCCAATTAACGTATATTGGAGACCCTTCGGTTGTAGATATAACACAGGGATATTTGTTCCAAACATGGCCTGAAGTTGAGTTCGTGGAAGAGTATATGAAAGGACTTAACCAAAAGTTTTCGGTGCCAACATCTCAAACACCAATCGCAAGTCAACTAACAACTCCTTTAGTTAGCATAAATGCGATAGAATATCCTCAATCGAATGTTCCGTTTTCTAATAAGGAAATACTCAAATTTTTATATGAAATATGGGAAAGACAATTTGTTACATCACACTATTCTAATTACATAAGAGGAACTGCAAATCAACAAAATCAAATTGTTAATTTAAACAAAACCGCAGATACAAGTAATATTGTGGTTTCGGTAGGAACAAGTGCACCGCTCTTGGCATTCAATTTGAAAAACGAGCCTTACACATCAACCAATTTTACAACTTATCTTAGAGATTATTCAAATTTTGGAACAGGAAAGTCTTGGCAAGATTTTATCAGAGATTTCTTTATAACTCCTTACATTAAAAGTGAAGTTGAGACACCATTCAGAATTTTAGGAACAGACGAGTTAGGTTTAGAACCACAGGTAAATGTGAACAGAGGTGAATTATTACAGTTGGCTAAAGAGGCTCCAAACGACCCATTAATTATTGATACATATCCTTTCAGGGACTATGTTTGGTCTTCAGCAAATTTAGCTAACAGTCAGTCGAGTCAGCAACAACAAGTTTATGGCACAAACAAAAGTTTAAAAGTTTTTCCTGATAGAAACCAACTTTCTAATTTTGAAAACATTTACGATTATACGACTAACCGACCTGTTACAAACTTTTCATATCTCAACGTCAGTCAACCTAGTTTCTTGGTTCAACCAATTGAAACCACTCAACAAAACCTTAAAGATTTTTATGATACGAGAAACCCTAATCAGTTCATACCAACAGAGGGATTCAGTCGTTATAGTTCGCCATCAGGAGCAATGCCAGCTAAAAAATCAACATCAATAATTAATACACCATATTTTATAAATGCGATTCAAGAAGGTGTTGAAAATGATAGGACAGGTAGCACTTATCCATATGTAACAGCGGCTTATTTATTTTTAAACTCACTTCCGTTGGGGACTTTGAGGGAAAAATATAAGACCAATGGTCAACAAACGGAATTAGATTATATTGCTTCAGTATTTAACAAATTCGGTGCAATACACACAAGAAATATGTTGATGATAGGGTGGATATCTTGGATAATGTGTGGAAGAACTTTGACTACATCAATAACTACGACCCAGTAACAAATAACGTAGGTAAACAATATGACGTTAAGTTAAAGGATACAACAAACACAATTTCAATACAACTACAAACACAAAATACCCAACAAATTAAAATTCAACCAGGTTTTTATCCAAAGTTGGTAAATGATTTCAACTATTTTTATAATGGGATAAATCTTTATAAAAATTACACATCATCAGAAATACAATCATCAATCAACGATGGTATGTTGTTATATCAGTTTCCAAATTCAAATTTTAATACATCTCAAAATGGTGTGAGTCTTTCTTTGGCTACGTGGTCAATCTTGATACCAAAAAATATTAA